TGATGTCGTTATGCTCATCGGATGGGTAACAGCAGAGGTTGAGCGCATCAACAAGCTCTTCGAGAGCACCGACACAGCGAAGCCAACGAGACTGGAGAAGGAGGCAGGCATCGACACCCTGCGCTTCGGACTGTTCGGTATGCTGGACTGGTATGCGGTAAGGATGGGCATAAGCGACCACGACCAAGTTCTGAAGACACCGTGGCTTCGCATCTACAAGTGTATGGAGATGGACAACAAGAGAAGCGTGTACGAGCGGAACCTGCAGAAGTTGCAGGCGGAGGAGATGAAACGTAAATCAAGATAATTATGGCAACAACAATCAGAGAGACATTGAAGCAGCTGGCAGCAGACACGCTACCGGACTACACCTACCTTTTCGAGGACTGGGACACAGCGGACACCAAGCTGGAGAAGCTGAGCTACCCGGCAATCGTGTGCATCATACCAGCAAGCGGCACGACAGAGATACGCAACGGCAGGGTTTACGACACCGTGAACGTTGCCCTGGCTTATCTCGACACCGTACCGAGGGGAGCGGAAGGAGAAGACAACGGAGAGTGCATCGACCGAATGAAGGTGGC